TTTCACCATCAATCGTCCGAAGTCCCACCCTGGGCCATTGTTCTCCCATTTTAAGAACGGTAACTGCATCGGTTTGGCCCCGCCGAACCAAAGAGCTATCGCCACAGTCAATGGAGCAAACTCATACGGTGGATACTCAGCACTGGCCCACTCTCCGACCTTCTCCCCGGTCTCTCGACACTTGATAGAGATCACTGAGTTCGACGCTTCTTGTCCCTTACTTACATCAATACCAAAGATATAACTATCTTTCTGAGACGGGCGACCTTCTACCAGGTCACACCAGAGTTTGAGTTGCCCTGTTCCTGTTTGCTTGGCCAGGATGTTTGTCCGATCCTTATTCGTAATTGCCTGGATCAATGCCTGGTCGCTCATCGCCCGGTTCCACTTAATACTCCAGGTGGATTTGGGTGGCTTGACGTGCATCGCTATGTGTCCATCAATGTTCTGCTCTTGGAAAAATGACAGACCCGGCTCTGTGTCCTCGCGGAGTACCTCGGTTGCGAGGAACTTACGACCTCTGGCCTTCTCTTCAGAATCGAGCCACGGACTGCGAATCTCCCACTTCCCGAACTTGGTTCTCTGAACATAGCGACCGGCCCCTTTCTCCGGGTGTTCCCAAAATGGCATGATGAACACCTTGATATTGGCTGTTTTATCAGATCGCCATTTGTTATACTCACTGCCGGGTACGCTGGTGCTGTTAATGATCCGCATCAGACACGCATCACGACTGGCCGCCCGCATAGCGGCTCCATTTTGCACCGCTCCAAACTCATCTAAAAATCCAATCAAACGCCGATCACCCCTGGCGGCGTGTTTAGTCGTGGATTCGCCATCTTGCGTAGACCCAGTAATAGGATTGTACCAGTGCATGTGGGATCGGTTCTTCTGACCCCGGAAACAGTCCGGGGGACGCATCCAATCAGGCAAAAATTCGTTAATTTTGTCGTGTTTTTGAAACAATGCCTTCATATTGCCCGGCTTGTCTACGTAATCTTCATTTCTGGACATCTCCAAAAGCTCGCATGGTTCCTTTCGGAACAACATGAGCCAATGGAGGAAGTCAATACAACACCAACTGGCCCCCATATCACGGGCTTTGTCCAAAAGTATGTCTTGGCCGGTCGCCAGGCACTCCTCGAAGATATCAAAAAGCTCATCCTGGATCGGCCAGGTTATCATAGGCTGGTTCGGATGCTCGGATTCGATCCTTTGGCCATCAGGAGCGACATCAAACTGGTGGTAAGTGATCGCAAAGGCATTGATCCAGAATAAGATCGACTCTGCACAGGCCGCGAGTAGGTCTTTCTGCATCCCTTCGTCGTTCTCGGCCCGGTTCAGGAGGTCTATCCGCCACTGTACATTGGCTTCCTTCCGCTTGGGGACGATCAGACCCGTTTTGGGGTCCGTCCAGAAGTCGGGTATATCTGGGAACGGCTCTTTAAGACTGGGTTTTTGTAGGGGTCGTGCCATTTTATCTAATACAGGGCCATAATTCTTTAACAATTGCAAAGATTACAACCTCTATAAAAACAATTATACCAAATATAATGGATAATCTATCCTCCTCTTTCATCTTGATCCCCTTTATTAACTAACTTATTCAACCTACCAGCGATACTACCATCAAACGAACCCGCCTTGGCATTCTTCTTGCCCTCTTTAGGCGGCTCTTGACTCGCACGCCCTTCGGTATATTCACGAATAGCTTTACACGCCGAGGCCGTGGGTTTGAAGTAAGTCGTAACGGTATCCCCATTTTCATCCTTAGTCTGCATATAGCCTCCAGTTGCCAGAAGAAAGAGACGCCGGGCTGCGGCCTCGGTTCTGGTGCATTGGATTTCCTCACCGTTGATATTGATCTCTACGATCTCTTCGCCGATGTCTTTGAGTACCTCGGTCAGTGTCGCCACTTCGCCCCCTTAACCGTCTTAACCAGTCGTTTGAGGCCACGTTTTGCCCGACCCTCTACACCGGTGATCGTGCCCTTGTTCTTGCTGGCATAGAACACCTGTTCGCCCTTCTTCGGGCCGTATTGTTCTTTCATACTGGCCATGATTTTGCGGCCTTTGTCAGAGAGTGGCATTATACTTCTCCAGGGCTTCGAGGATGTGGTCTACTGGAACACATAAAGTAACCCCGCCACCAGGGTTCGGCCCGGCAACACAGATGCCAATAACACGGCCTTGAATATCCACCAACGCACAACCACTTGATCCAGGTGCTCCTTCTGCATCCGTTTGAATCAAGCCGATTCGGTCATAAACATCTCTATCTAAATGGGATATGATCCCTTTGGTTATCGTGTTCACAAAACAGGTCTCATATGGGCTACCAACAAAATAGACTGTATCAAGTAACTGAGGCATTTCGCCGAATTGGAGATAAGGAACCTGACCGTCGATCCGAATGAACCCCACATCGTACTGCCCGCTCTTCCACTCATCAAGGATGTCATACTTAACCCCATTGATCTCAATCCAATTACCTGGATAACCTATACAATGTCCGGCTGTGAGGATCAGATCAGGGCCGATAGCTACACAGGAACCGTGGCCCATTCCATTAGTGATGATCCCGCAGGAATCGAGTACGCTAAGGTCGAGGGTCTTGGTTAATGCCCGTAAGCTCGCTTCGTGCTGGTTAATAGCTTGTTGGTTGGTCGCCACTCCCGCGAGGGCGGCGATCAGGAGTAGAATCAGGGTGATGTTTTTGATTCGGTTCATGGTGTAGCTCCTTAATCTGATTGGTCGCCTACAGCAGACCCATCACTATTTTGTGTAGGTGCAGCATTATGTATTTTAACTGTACCATCATCTTCTACAAACAAGTACCAAGCTGTACCATTGGGGGAATGAATTTTGATGTTACCGGGCGTATTTCCACCAGCCCCGTCCCAAAGGGTCAAGATTCCTTGAGATGCTCCATCTGCACCACAATCAAGTGGGCCATATAGAGTAGCCTTGCCACTTGAAACCAAAGTCAAAGCTGTAATACTGGGTGCGTCACTATCGTCCCCATCATTGAGTAACACACGCCACAACCCTTTTTCATCGTCGCTTGTTCCATCGTGGGCAAATTCCATGTAGCCAAGCACAGACTCTTCACCACCAGATTGCTCTCCTCTGGCTATGATGCGGGATTCCCTACCACCATCAGTATCTTCCTGTGAGGTGTTGTGGAGGGTGAGGTGTGGATTAGCGTTAGATATTTCTATTGGTGTTATTGGATCAATTTCACCGCCAAGACCTAAATAGCCACCTCGTATATAACTTGGTCCAGCACTATCTAAAGATACATAATTAATAGAGTTTTCATCTTCCAATATAAGCTGTCCATGTCCATCGGCTTCAATTTGAAACCTGGCTACAACCTTATCAGAGCTATTCTTCACCTGAAACGCCGTACTGTCAGCTGCACCCGTACAAGTAACTGTAGTTCCATTATAACTCATCGAACTATCAGCAAACCCGGTAGCTGACATGTAGGGAACGTTGCCATTGGTGATTCCTGTGAGGTCGAGTCCAGCAAGCGTAGGACTGTTAGTTGTGGTCCAAGCGGACCCTGTTCCGGCAAGCAAGTAGTTGGCTGTCGGAGTCAACCCTTCGAGGTTCACGATTATCCTGTTCTTGAGGTAAGTAAAACTGCCTATCATTTGGGGGAGCCTCCTTCCGGGCTTAGCCTACGCGGGCGTAATCTACGATAACTGAGGTCGAGTTGAGTGTCGTGGCTATGATCGCTATCTTGCTGAGACCCTGGGTATTGAACCAGAGTCCACCGATGTCATCGGTCACGCCAGTCAGGGGAATGATGTCATCCACCCACTTCTCATTGCTGGGAACCACTGTATCGGCATACAGGTTGGTCCCGTCCGTTTGCTGGCCCATCGTAAGTGTAGCCGTGGCCAGGAGTTGATAGTCATCCCCGGCCTCGTCGGGATCAAAGACGCCATAGATATTGAGCACATTGCTATCGTTATTGCTGGCTACACCCTTGAACCTAAGCCGGAGGGCTGCGGTGAGGTCTTCGATTTCGATGAATACAACCTTGGTACTGGCCAGGGCCTCGACTGTCTCGGTACTCTTGTCCGTGGTAAGGGCGGCTTGGGCTACAGAGATGGCTGAGGTACTCTCCCAACGGGTTTGTTGAACGCTTGCATTAGCGTAGTTCATATTGTACTCCTATCTATTTGCTTGTATGACGTTGTTGATGCTCGCCCCACCTTGGATCAGGGCTGCCCAGGTCCATATCTGCTCGCGGTGATCGGGCCATATCTCTCCCAAGCCGAACAGAATACCAGTAGTGATAGCCTTGAAGCTGATAAGCTCCAGATCGCTGGGTCTATCGTCCAGGAATGGGTTCATCTCCCGGCAGTCCTGTTGTAGGCCCTGTCTCGTAGTTATGAGGTCGGCTGCTGTGGCCCCGGTATAGATCAGGAAGGCCCGT